GGACAATAGATGTCCCATCTCCCTAAAAAATAAAACTATGAAAACACTAAAAAAAATCATCCTTTGGATTTATGCAACAAACGCTGACAGACATGTATTTTTAATAGGTACGCCAGTAGCATTGTTGTTTCTGAAACTGTTATTTCTAAGCGATTCATTCAGAAACAACACACACTTTCTTTTCCATGCTTTTGTGGCTGCTATTCCTGCAGTACTTGCAGGTTATGCGTGGGAAAAGTTTCAAAAGAAACAATTCAATGCCACAATGAACGAACTAGACATTTGGATTTGTGGACTTGGTGGACCAATTGCAGTAATTATTTTAAACTATTTATAAATGAACCAACTCTCGCCGGTTGAAATACGTTCACATTTAATACCATTTCTTTTCAAAGAATTTGAAGGGAAAGAAGCCAACTATATGGGTACCCAAGTCTCATCCATTAGGTTCACTCCCTCCTCCTCTATTTCCAAATATCTGTACACGCAAATTGACTATCAAAAAAAACGAGAACGCCAGGATCAGTTTCTTTTGTATCTAACTGTCGAAAAGAAAAAACGCTTGCAATATAAAGGTGTAGTTTATATTGATCAGCAAGGCGTAAAATCGGCACTACTCATGTTGCCGGAACGCATCAAAGCTTTCAATGATTTGATTGAAGATATATTCCGCATATCATTTATTTATTACATAGATGCCAGCCTTGACAACAAAGGAAGTTTAAAAGAAAGCATCGACAAATTTATCGACAAATATGATCTGTTGGAATTTGGTTTTGACAACGAATCGCTTCGCAGGTTGTACTACCGTCAAAAAAAAACTAAAAAACTTACTCGCCTTCAGTACCAAAGTTCCAACCAGGTGCACAACTACTGTTAAACCATGTCACTGATTTTCATTGTTTAACAAAATACATTCGTATAAAATTTAATAACAATTTAAAAACAGCAATATGGCAAATGTAATGTACAATTCGGCTAAAAGAGATTTTTTAAAAGCCGTTATTAACTGTGAAACCGATACAATAAAAGTGATGCTAGTTGGGGCAGGATACACTTTTGACATTGACGCACATCAAAAACGCTCACATGTTATAGCTCACGAAATAACAGGAGCAGGCTATACAGCTGGCGGTGTAGCTTTAGCAAACAAAACAGTAACTATTGATACTGACACAGACAAAGCAATTTTTAATGCTGATGATCCGGTGATTCCAAACGCAACAATTCCTGGAGCTGTTGGTGCAGTTGTTTATAAATCGAGAGGCGGTGCTGCAAGTGCCGATGAATTGATTTGTTACAATCAATTTCCTGAACCTGCATTTAGCACCAACGGAAACTTTGTTATTAACATTGCTCCTATTGGAGTTTTACAATTCTAACAAATATGATAACAGATCCAAAAGATTTACTAAAGGCACTTGGAAATAATTCAAGTAGAGTTTTAATAGACAAGCCTTCGGTAGCTAACCAAACAGCGGGAAATTACACTTCGCTTTGGCGTGCAACAGGTCAACCCGGTCAAGGAGCCATTCCAACAGCTGCAGCAGTTCCTACTTCTGCGACACTTGGATCTATGCAATTTGCTAATCAAGTAGAACCCGCAAAAAGTTATTTTGGATGGGCCGCTTATAATTGTCAAATTGGTGGTAACGCTATTGAAATTCACGACCGCTTGGCACACATGGGAGGTTTACTTTTAAACTCAACCGCAGTTCAAAATGCAAACATTGACCTTGAAACTTTAGGAGTTGCCGCTGATAGAATTGGTGAGGCAAATTATAGCGATGTAACTTGGTTTTTAGAGGTGTACGCCGATGGTGGTGCCACAGCCTCCAACGCAACAATCAATGTTACTTATGATGATGGCACCACCGGAAACTTATTGTCGCTTGCTGTTGGTGGAACATTAAGAACTTCAAGAATGATTCCTTTGGATATTTTAAGACCGGCAGCAGCTTCGGGAAAAAACATTAAGGGAATTAATACAGTTCAAAATTCCGCGTCCACAGGCACTGCAGGTAACTTTGGATTTACAGCAACCAGACAACGAACAACATTGCCAACACATGTTGCTTTCAAATTTGAAGTAGCAAAATGGGCAGAAATGGGTTTCCCAAATATTCCAAATGATTCTTGTGTAGTACCTATGATTTTTTGTACTGCTACAACATCAGGAATAGTTAAATTATATGGCAAAATAGCACATGGATAGTTATTTTAAAGGAACAGATTTAATTGATGGCGGTTCTACAATTTGGTTTGAAGAGTCGCCTGCATCTGTTATTTTAATCAATGACTTTTTTGAATTAAGCACTATCGTTGATGCAAACGTATCGCTAGAACTTGCCGAAGCAACCATGGAGGTATTGCAAGCAACTGCTTCCGGTTCTGCAAATGTTTCTGCAACACTAGCAGAAGCTACTTTTGAAGCGTTTCAAGCCACTGCTTCAGGTTCCGCAAATGTGCAAGCCGAACTTGCCGAAGCACTAATTGAAGGACTACAAGCAAATGCTTCCGGTTCCGCAATCGTTGCTATTGAAATTGCGGAGGCAATTATTGAAGCTTTGCAAGCAAACGCCATCGGAAATGCCAACGCAACACTAGACATTGCCGAAGCTACCTTTGAAGCTTTCCAAATGAACGTTACCATCGAAGGTGGCGTAGAAGTTTTTCTAGAACTGGCAGAAGCTACAATCGAAGCATTGCAAATGACTGCTTCGGGCGAAGCAAATGTGCAAATGGATTTTGCCGAAGCAACCATTGAAGCATTACAAGCCTCTGCTTCCGGCGATGCAAATGTACAAGCAGAAATTGCCGAAGCCTATTTTACCAACGGAACAATCAGGCTTTTTGACCTTTCGCAATTTAAACAGGTAAATGTAGCATCAAAAATTACCGAAGATTTATTTGTTAGTTCCGTGGTTGGTTCCGGCTTTGCTCGAAGCTCTTCCATTACCACAGAACTTAACGCCTATTCAATTGTTTCAACAGAAATAAATGCACAATCAAAAGTTACAACAGCTATTAACTTAACGTTTTTAATCAATGGATAAAATATATTTAGGTCAGGACTTTCCAATAAACGTGACCATGGAAAATATTGCAGATTTGTCGGGAGCGACAGATTTTAAAATACATCGTCGTGACCCGGACGGTATTTTAAAATCAGATTTAAACTTGTCGGTTGTAGATCTATCGCAAGGTAAACTAGTATTTCTTTCAGTTGCCAAAGAATTTAATATGATTGGCGAGTGGAACTGTTGGACTTCCTATGTCAATGCTCAGGGATTAGACAAAATAGGAAGCCCTTTTACTGTAGAAATACACAAGCCGGGAACCTAAGTTAACCATGTCACAAACAAGAGCTTTTGTTGGTTGTACTTTCGTGTAAAATAACTTACACGCTATGGAAGATATGAAAATTTACGGCGGGTTCTTAATAACCTTTCTGTTTACGTTTACAACTGCCGACGCTTTTTTAAAATTTTGTCTGACAGCAGTTTTCATCGGTTACACCTCCCACAAATGGTATTTGATGTGGCAGGATAGAAAAAACAATAAAGTGAAAAAGGATGAAGAAGATTAAACATTTTTTACAACAGTACGACGGCATTTGGAGCGTTCCATTGGCGTTTATGGGTTTTTGGTTGCTAGGTATCACCTTGCAATTTTTTGACATGAGTGCAGGAAGCTATGATATTGCATTCATTCAACCATTAGCATTGGCAATGGCAATAGTTATTGGAGCTACCAATGCAGCGGTTTTAGGATTGTACTTCACATTCCGTGGGATATTTAGGTTTCTATACGGAAGTCACGACGAATCAGGCAAGCTAATCAACAAATCAAAAGACGAATGGGAAAACTTAACGGCTTTTCAAAAGTTCGGAATATCATTTATGGTATTCTTTTATTTTTCATATTTGGTTGTTCACGTATATCTGAAAATGATATAGCCAAAGAGCTCGCCGTTAATACAGAAGTAACTTCTGTACTTAGCGACGTTAGTACAGAACCTCTTGAAACAATTCCTGCACAAGAATCTATTCTTGAAATTGAGGAAGTGGTGCAAGCTCCGGTTCAAATGACCTTGCCCGAAATCTATCTTTCACAAGTTGGCGTTCGCGAAGCTACCGGAAGAAACGACGGTCCCGAAGTGGAAATGTATTTAAAAGCCGTAAATCTTGGCAAAGGCAAAGCTTGGTGTTCTGCATTTGTAGCTTGGAGCTTAAATGAAGCTGAGATTCCACACAGAATAAACGCCTGGTCTCCTACTGCCGAAAATAGATCTAATTTTATTTACAGAACTCGAAGCTTTGTCAAAGAGCCACAAGCCGGTGATGTTTTTACTATTTGGTATACCAAACTAAAACGCATCGGTCACACAGGCTTTTATCATGCCAATCAAAACGAGAGCATCATTATAACAGTTGAAGGAAACACCAACGAAGCAGGAAGTCGAGAAGGTGATGGAGTTTACAAGAAATACCGCAGTTTGAAAACTATTCACTCCATCAGTCGATGGGAAAAACTACTACCATGAAAAAAACAATTTTAATACTTTCAATATTCCTTTTGTTTAGTTGCGGAACCAAAACCAAAACTAAAACAGAATCTTCCAGAGAAACCGAATTAAAACAAACGGCAAAAGCTATCGATTCTGCTCAAAAAATCGATTTACTTATTTCTAAAAAAGTAGAAGAGCGATTAACCGAAATAAGAGAGCAAACCAAAGTCACCGAAAAAACAGATGCAGAAGACAAGACTGTTACCACCACCACAGAAATTCAGGTAGACAAGCCGGCAACTATTACGCTGTCCGACGGCCGCGTGTTGAATATTGATACAGGAAGAATTACCGAAACAAAAACAACTACCAATACCAAAAAAGCTACCGAGAATATTCGGAATAGGAATATTGAAATTTCAGAAAAAGCAGAGAAACAAATTGATGAAACCAATATGCAGATTGACACGAAAAAAATTGTCAAGGAAATTTTAACTGAAATAAATACTCAGGAAGTAGATAAAGCTTCAGAGAATATTCAAAAAGGATGGAAGCCAGGCTTTTGGTTTTGGTTCTGGATAGTGTTGATTATTTTATTAATCATCGCCTTTTTTGTATTTAGGAAATGGCTCGCAATTCAGTTCCCTTTTCTAAGAGTTTTCAAGATATTCAAATAAACCACCTAGTGTGGTTTTTTTAATGCTTGTTTTTATAGAAAAACCTATTCAATGCAGCTCCTGCAATTATCACAATCACCAATAAAACAATTTCGTACCATTCCATGCTCCAAATATAGTAAATCTTTCGATTTCCTTTTAAAAACCATGTCACATAAGGAATTGTACTAATTCATCAACTTCGTTAAAAATTAAGAGATGAAAGTAAATCCACTATTAAATGAGATATGCAAAGGAACTTGGTTCATGCATATTCCTGCTTTGGAAATTTACGGTGTGTTGGCTCACAAGTTGGTAAGCGGCGAACAAATCACGATGCCAACCAACCAGGAACCTAAATCATTAATCAATTATTATAGCGAAAACGGTTCAAGGGTTCGTCCCAATGCAGATGGCGAAATGGTACTGCCTAAAAACAGTGTTGCCGTAGTTGATATGATTGGAGCCATTATTAAATATGGCGATTGGTGTACCTATGGTGCCGACGAAATTGTAGGGGCTCTTTTTGCAGCCGACAGAAATCCAAACGTTGCAGCCATTGTTCTAAATGTTGACGGTCCCGGAGGATCTGTTTCTGCAATCGCACCTTTCAAAGATTTTGGAGCAAAAAAAACCAAGCCGGTTATAGGCTTATACGATCAATGTTGTTCCGCACATTTATACAGTATGTTGGTTTGTTCCGATTATGTCATGGCATCCAACGACATTTCGGCTACCATTGGCTCTATTGGAGTGGTGTTATCATGGCGGGACAACAAAAAATATTTAGAATCATTGGGTTACGAGTTCCATGAAGTCTACCCAGACGAATCTGAACACAAAAACGAAGCGTTTCGTTTGGCGATGGAAGGAAACTATGAATTGATCAAACAGGAAATGCTTTCTCCTCTTGCCGTAAACTTTCAAAATGCTGTAAAAGCAGCTCGTCCAAATTTAAAAGTAAACGAACCCGGACTGTTAACCGGGAAAACATTCTTTACAGACAAAGCCATTGGGTTAGGTCTTGCAGACGGAATGGGAAGCTTAACAGACGCCATTAATTTGGCCTTACTCATGAGTGATATGAAATCGCTAAATAAAAACAAGTATTAATCAAATCTATTTAAACTATGAAATGGAAATTTTTAGGAGGAACGGTGGCAAAGCTTCTTGCTTTCTTAACATTAACCGAGCTACCGATTAACGCACAAAGTAAAGAAGTAGCCTTTACTGCCGAACAAGAGGACAAATTGAACGCAGCATTAACTGCCGAAAAAGTGGCCGAATTGAAACAAGCTTTGAACAAAGAAATCAAAGCAATGGACGATGACTCATTAGAATGGAAAGCCATTCAAGATGAAATCGATGCCATGGTGAAAGAAAGCGGTTTAACAGCCGAAGAAATTAAAACAGCTGCAGGAGCTAGAGATGGCGACCCTGATATGGCTGCTAAAGTAAAAGCTTTGTCTAACAAAATAGCAAAGTATGAATCAGACTTTAACAAAATGGTGGGAGAAGCATTGCAAGACATGCCGGAAGCCGTTATTAAAAAAGCAGGTCAAATGGCTGTAAAACATTCAGATTCGCACCTTTTTGCATCGGGCAAAGACTACGATGCTTTGGACAGACCTTGGAATAAAAAGGCTGCCGCTATGGCAAACGGTGTTATTAGCATTAGTGCTACCGACTTTACCAACCAGCCAACAGTACAAAAGTTAAACGATGACTTAGAATTGTACTACCGCGAAAATCCAACAGAATTAAAATCATTAACTCGCGATAGCTATGGTTTACCATCCTTCTGGCCTACCCGCACAAAAGTTGATGACAAAGTAGCTGACGGATCTATCGCAACTGCCGAAATTTCGCAAGCTCGCAAATTGCCTTGGTTGCCTAAAAACAGACAAACGATTCAAGCGGAAGAAGGTCAAATTTTCCCAATCCAAATCGACATCGAATTTGTTGGTTACTTCCTTCAAAAAATTGAAGCATCTTGGTTAAACATGATGAACAAAGAAGGTTCGCAACCCTACAAAGAATCGTTTGTAAAATACCTGGTTTCTGAAATCGACAAAAAAGCGAGAATCGAAGACCGTATTGCTACAATTAAAGGAATCTTTGTAAATACTCCTGAAGATGCTACCGAAGGTGGAAGATATTTAAACCGTCAAAACGGACTTTTGTACTTGTTACACAAAGCTCGTGAAATAACTAAAAAATATCGTGCATTTGATTTAGGATTACCAACAACCACAAACATTGTGGATTATGTTGATAATATGATCAAAGCATTGCCACAAGACGTTCGCGAAACACAAGGGTTAGTATTCTACTTGTCTGACGAGTGGTTAAGAGCCTACAAACGTAGAAGCGAAGTGTTGTTTGGCTTAAACAACGATTATTCAGGCTATCCAACCAATCCAAAAGATTATCCTAACGTTCGTTTTGAACGATTAATCGATATGGCCGGATTAGACTTCATGTTCATCACATTTGATGATAACATTGAGTTGTTGGAAAACGTACCTGCAGAGAAATCAATGTACAAATTTGAGTACTTGTTACGTAAAATGTACATCTGGGCTGACTATAAAATGGGTGTTCGATTACTTCACATTGGTAACACTGTAGAAGAAGGAGATCCATTAGAATTTGCTGTACAAACAGTATGGTCAAACACAGCTCCAATCTTTACTCCAGATACATTCATCCCTGTGCACGAAGATGCAACTACAAAAATTACTTTGGCTTACAACAATGTGTATGTAACCAAAGATAGAACCAGCACAATTACCGACATTACCAATTACGCAGACTACAAAGGTCAAGTAATCAAAATCAAAGGAAATGTATTGCTTGCTGGTGCTTTAAACGTTGTTGATGATCCTGCAAAAATCAATTTGGCTTCCAACTTCGATTTAAAATCAGGAGGAACCTTGACACTATATGTTCCTGAAACAGGTGTGCCAATTGAAATTGCCAGAACTGTAGCTCCTGAAACAGCCGTTACAGCAGATGTTAGCTTTGCAACAGCCGCAATTGATGCAAACTTAGGTAATGTATTTAGATACAGTGGCGGTACTGACTTGGCTGTAACTAGCATCATCAATGGTGTGCCTGGAAAAACTATTAGAATTTACGGAAACGATATTCTAAACGTGAATGTAACCTTCTCAACAGTAAACAATATTGTAATGACTTCTGCGGCTGACTTAGACACTGCACTTCATTACGTAGAGTTAACGTTAATTGATGGTTTATGGAGAGAAACTAAACGTGTAATCGTATAATTTTAGATCATGTATACAAAAGTAAATTTAACTAAAGCAGCCGGGATAACTCCCGGTTCTGCTGCCCAAAAGAACCAAATAGTTCTTGTGGACGTGGAAGACATTGCTTCTTTTCCAGACAGTGATGCAAACGGTGTGAAATTGGTTGGAACTCCTGTTTTAAAGCCAGGAGGTAAATTCATCTCGATTTATTCAACTAAATCGAAAACTGAAGCTCCTTTTGAAACAGATGGAGACGAAGACATGATGAACTTTGCAGCAAAATTTATTGCTCAACATCCTGGAAACCGATTAGAAGTAAAAGAGTTTGTTCAAAACTGGACAGGCAGAGACATAATCGTATTTCACAAGTCTTGTGCCGATGACTTTTGGGAAGTAATGGGAACACCTTGTGCTCCGTTACAATTAAAAGCTAGTAAGCAAGATAACAACGATGGTAGATTTTATAATCTAACTTTTGAGCCGTTTGCAAAATCAGGATTTGTGCCGAAACATTACGAAGGTGATATTTCATTTACTGAGCCTTTTGCAGTGGTTTCTGTGGCTGATGTTGATGTGACTCCAGCAAATGGAATTCAGTACAAATTGCCATCATTGGCAGTTACTGATGCAATTGAGTTTGGAGACATGACTGTTGAACACGGAACGATGATTAGTTTAATTGGTTCCGGCGGTGTTGCTCCTGCTACTTTGGTAGATGGAGTTTCGGGTTCTGCAACTGTTTTATTAAAAACAGGCATCACCTGGACTGCTTTGAACAACGCTGTAATTCATTTACAAGTTTTCAAAACAGCTGCCACAACTTACTTAATTGAAATGTCTAGAGGGTAGTTTTTTTCATAATTTTTGAGTTAGTTGAGTGAAACCTCCTGAGAAATCGGGAGGTTTTTTTATGCAGTAAAACCATGTCACACGAAACGATGAATGTAATTACCAATTTTGACTGTCATGTAATTACTAAAACTATTTTAAAATGAGTAAAAAATTAATAATCATTGCATTTCTGGCATCATTGCCCGAAAGCAAGTATGATCAGTTCAATCAGGCGTTTGCATTGTACCGAGAATCGGAAAACAAAAACCCCGGATTTGAAACGCGATTAAACCGAGTAGGTTTTTCCGAAGACGGTTTAAAAAACCTTTTGTATGATTTGCAGAAAATCAACGACATCACCGATTTGGAAGTTGCCAACTACAAAGCTCCGATAACCGAAGAAAAAGGTGTTGAAGTTGTAGAAAATGCTGAAGGAGAAACAAAAGCTCTTGCTGATGGTCCTGCAAAAGAAAATCCTAACGATGAAAAAGAAATGATTCATATCGAAACGGTTGACGAATCAAAACCTTTGCGAGAGGAATTCCCGTTCTTAAACAGCCCTGATTGTCCGCAATTGTTGTATGTAGTGGTTGGTAAAAAAATAGCTGCTTTCAAATCGTACCAGGAGAAGCACGAATTGCTTCAAAAAATTGGTTCAGGAGTGCTACAAGTTACCGAAGATGAGCAATTGGAAATCACTGCAGCAGCCGAGCGAGCTTTCAACGAAAACAGAGCTTTGTATGATGAATTGAATCATTATGCCACAACAGGCGAAATTTTAGGAAAGCATCCATTATTTCGTGAAACCGAAATAGCTAGAGAGGTTGAAGTAATGACTAATCAGGAAATGGTAAAGTTCAGAACGGCATCGGCTACCTTCTTCTCCAGAGCAAAAGGCGATTTGATCAAAGCCAAAGGCGACGAGAAGAAGATAGCAGCTATTAACGATAAAGTTGCAGAACGCAAATACAAATTGGATTTGGTAAATGCAAAACTAGGTATCAGTGAATAGATTTTTCAATCCGAAAAATGTACCACAAGAAGTAAAGGAAGAAAAACTCGCCGAGCAATGGACCTCAAAATACATTGCCAAGCATTTTCAGAAAGTCAGTTCGTTAGAGCAGGATTTAATGAGAATACCAAGTGCGGATGAGTTTTTCTTCCTTCAATCAGATACCGCGTTTAACGCATTTACGTTCATTCCGTTTGTTGCAAAAGTGCATCCAATAAAATCATTGTACGCTTCGACCTATTCCATCAGCAACAAAGTAATACAAGCATTGGTAGAACTGCACGATAAAGGAATGATAGAACGCATCACACTGTTAATTTCCGACAGTATGATCAAGCGGAACCCTCTTACGATTGAAAATTTAAAAGGAATGTGCAGCACTCGTCCAAATATACAAGTGTTGTATGCCTGGAGCCATGCAAAGGTTTGTTTGATGGAAACACACGATTTTCATTTTGTAGTAGAAGGTTCAGGAAATTGGGCAGAAAACGCACATTACGAACAATACTGTTTTGCCAACAGCAAAGGATTGTTTGATTTCAGATTGCAATTGTTTACTAACTCAAAACTCAAAAAATATTAATGAAACCCTACTTTCTATTTGTCGGAATCCTATCCATTACTTTGGGTTTTATTATCGGAGTTGGAACGGAAAGCATGTTGCCGGAGCTTGTTCAGGTTCCTGTACTTGTAGCTTTCTGTTTATTGGTTTTCGGAATGTATCATTTAATACTCGCCAAAAATGAGCCACCTAATCGAACTTAGATTTTCAGACGAAGAAATTCAGACTATCATGGATTTGGGAGCGTGTAATTATGCTCCTTCACAAGTGGCTTTGCAATTGGATTGCAACAAAAAAGCTTTTTTAAAACTATGGAACGATATGGATTCGGACGTTCGGCAAGCCTATGAAGCCGGACGATTGAAAGCGAACTTTGGCATTATGAACAAACAGCGAGAATTGGCCGAAAGTGGCAACATTACTGCAGCACAAATATTTTTAAAAGAAAGTAAGGAAATTGAAATAGCGGCTATTCGCGATAGAATTTTATTTGGACACGATGTTGATTGATAATGTAAACTTAGAAGACATTTACCGTTTCATGGAAACCGGTAACCCGGACAATGCTCCAGTTGAAATTGTGGCTTATTTGGAAGCTCTCACGCGAGTGCACGGAATGCTTTTAAGAATAGATAAGTTTGGAAGCAGAGAAGCCGTTATAAAGCACCTCGTGGTTTCAGACAAACTTTCTCGACTCAAAGCTTCGCAATTATGTAGCGAGGCGATTGAATATTTTTATGTAGATAAAGAAGTTTCTAAAAAAGCCTGGGCAAATTTTTACGCCAATATAGTTGACCAAGAAATTAACTTTCTCCGATTAACCAAAAAAGACGGTCAAGATTCTAAACGAGTAGCAGAGCTTGCAAAAATTGCAGCCGAAATGCGAGGAGTTTATAATGAAGACAAGGAGGAACTGCCGGCAGAACTCTTCCAAAAACCGGTTGTTATTTACACGACCGATATTTCCGATTTAGGTTTGCCAAAAGTAGACCGAAACCGAATTAAAGAAATGATTGATACCAAGTTTGGCCAATTGACTGAAAAAGAACGCCAACGACTGTATCAAGAAGCCGACGTAATCCCATTTAAAGCACTACCGAATGAGCAAGAGGACCCGCGTAAATCTTGATGATAAAGATGTCGATTTGCGATTTGCTACGAAGGCAAAAGTGCTAATTGATTTGATTGCTCCACAAAATCTATTCTTCATTGGAGGTAGAGCTACCGCAAAAACATCGGATATCATTGCCGAGCGTTCCAAAGCAATTATATACGATATGCCTCGTAGTTATCAATTATTTGTTTCTGATACGTATCAAAACGCATTGACCAACGTTCTACCTGCACTAATTGAAGGATGGGAACGAAAAGGATGGCGAGAAGGTATTCACTTTGTCACAGATAAGCGTCCGAACTACGGGAAAAACTTTATCATGCCTTATAAACCTGCAATTAGCTTCAAACATACCATTTCAGTATTTAACGGAACATTTTTCAATTTAGGTTCGCTTGATCAACCATCAGGTTTGGCAGGTTCTTCGTATCAACACAGATACGGTGACGAAGCCCGATTATTGAAAAAGAAAAAACTAGACCGTTCCTCCCCTGCTTTGCGTGGTGAGTTTGCGAGCTTTGGTCACTCGGTGTACTACATGGGGAATACATTTACTACCGATATGCCCAATCTAACGCTTGGTGATGACGATTGGATTTTGAATATGGAGAAGGAAATGGATTTGGAGCAAATAGAATTGGCTTTGCAAGCGGCACTCGTTTTGAATGACATTAAAAGAGAAATGATTGCCAACGAACAAGCGGGAATCATCAGCGAACGAGCACGTTTGGAAAAAGCCTACCGAAGCTGGAACGAGATTTGGATAAGAGCTCGCAAAGATTCCACTTTCTTTTATGCAGTTTCATCGTTGGTCAATTTAGATATATTGACGGACGGTTATTTCAAATCGGTTTTAAAAGCTTTGGGACCGGAAGAATTTAAAACGGCTATTCTTTCGTTTAAAATTCAAATTTCTAAAGGCGAAAAGTTTTATTATAACTTGAGCGATCATCATTATTTTGAAGATGGAGTAGATAATTCCTATTTTGATAGGTTTTCATTGCGTGACGATATTGTTCCCAGTTCGTTATCCTTACGCTACATTGATCATAATGCAAAGTTAGAATGTGGTGTTGATTTTGGAGATATGTGTTCGATGGTTGTGGGACAACAGCGAGGCGTTAACTTATACGCATTGAAGGAGTTTTTTACATTAGCTCCCGAAAATCAGATACATTTAGGATTGAAATTCAGAGAATTTTTCAAGGATCATAAACACAAAGTTCTCGACATGTATTATGACCGTTCCGGAAATCAAAATTCTAAAACCAAACGCGATTGGGCATCAGCCATCAAAGAAGCGATAGAATTTCATCACGGCAAGAGCACAGGATGGGTAGTAAATTTAATGAGTCAGAATCAAGCCACCATCCTTCAGGAAGAAGAATATAATTTTGCGGGGAAATTGATGTCGGGAAATGTTCCGGGATTGCCACATTTAAAAATCGACCGTTTTCGTTGCAAACATTTGAAATCGTCGTTGGAGCTTACCAAAACCTTAGTAAAAACAAACAGGCTTGGGTCTAGAACCATACACAAAGATAAATCCTCCGAAAAGCTGCCGTTAGAATCACGACCGTTGTATTCAACGAATTTTAGTGATGCTTTTAAATATTGGATTTATCGAGCTTCATTCGTAGATAAGGCGAATCCTTATTCGGCTTATCAAGGATATGACCCTGGAGTGATATAGAAAAATAAAACAGACGTACGCCCGTCAGGGCGAAAAAATTTTTATACCCCTCAATTCGAGGGGTATTTCATTATGATGTGCGGAGTTTTTACTTTCCAAAATTGATGATTGATATAAAACGAGAATCGTATATCGGTCATTCGTATAGTGTCCATACAGTGAACCTCTGACTTAATTTCGTGCATGGCTAAGTTTACTGCGGTCATTTTTGCACACATTGGGTCAAGGTCCTGACACACATAATAATTTCCTTTGGTGGAATTGTTAAAAGCGAGAACCATTCGACCACTGCCGGAACAGGGTTCATTTATATTCTTTCCCCATTGCCCATCATCAATCATTTTTGCCATCATGTCGCAAAGTGCAGGAGGTGTAAAAAACTGTCCTAATGCGGATTTCTTAGATTTAGAAGAAAGAAATTCGTAAAAATCGCCTAGAGGGTCAACCCAGCGATTTTTTGTTTTGGCTTCGGAATAAATGTTTAAGAGCTCGCCCATCATTTGGGCAAATATATCGAGTTCATCTCGCTTATATTTTTTTATCGTCTGCAGATAAAGTTCTTCATTTGTTCCGAAGCCAAAACAGCAGATTGTTACTGTTAACAAGTCATCAAATACGGTTATATAATCGTATTTGATACCTAATTTTTGAAATAGGGAGTCAAATTTCTTTAACTCCCTATTGATGGTTACTGCATCGTTTTTCATCGCTTTTCAACCTGAGCATTAGAAAATAAATAGCAAAGCGGGTAAAAGTCGTCTTCCTCCTCTTCTGCGTTGGTTGGTTCTGCGGTTTGTTTGGCTTTTGGTCTTCCCCAAACTAAAAAAGATTGTGAACCTTTTAAAACCTTGTATCCTTCTGCGTTCCATTGGTGCAGGGTTTTAAATTCTTGGTTTGCTTCATCTGTGTAAAACTCACTAACTAAAACTTCGTTAACGGTCATTCCGTCGCAATCTGCTGAAATTCTCATTTTTGCAATTTTCGAGAGTTCTCTCAATGCTTTGCGTCTTTCCTTGTGTTTCTCTTGGTTCTCTGTCATGGCTTATAAATTAGAGTGATAAAATTATTTTTCCGTGTTCAACTTGTACGTTAAGAGTTTGACCGATGTCAAAACCCGCTTTTGCTATCCAGTCGCCCGAAAGGGTTATTTTTGGCTTGTGGCTTGTCTTAAATTGTGCCTTTGCAAAAATGTAAGACACACGAACGGAGCGATTTTTTTTAATAAACGTACTCATCGAAATCGCTTTTAGTGTTGGTTTCTTGAATGAATAACTCTGCAATTGTATGGGCTTTGTTAAATGCCGATTTGGCAAGGCTTTTAAAGTATTGGTAATCATCCCAATTAAAAAGGAAAGAATAACCTTTTTCGGTTAAAATTTGTCTAACCTGATATGATAATAAATTTGTATTTTTACGGCTGATATTCGTCTGTGTGTTCATGGCGGATAAAATTTAAGTGTAACCCCTACCCTCGACAGTAGGGGTTTTTTAATGGTTTAGATTTCAAAGGTTAAAACCTCGTTTTGTGCCTCGTTCAATAAAATTGAAAGTTCCTCTTTTGCGGCTTTTGTCAGTCTGTCAATTACGTTAGAATTTTGTACTTCAAAACTGAAACCCTGTGCATTTTTAAAAACGATTTTTGCGTTTGTTTTGTCGTTTCCTGCGTGGAAAGTTTTCAACTCGTTTTCTTTTTCCTTTAAAGCGTTGTAACGGGTTGAAAGTGCTTCAAACTGTTTCGCTCTGTTTATTCGCTCCTCTGCCGTTTTTATGGGTTCGGGTTTGAATTTCTCCATTACTTTCTCCAAAGATTCTTTTTTCTCGTCGATGGCGGTTTTCGTGGTCGTTGTGTTTGGTAACTCTTTTACCTCTTGCCTTTTTGGCGTGGATGTTTGTGTGTTCATTGTGATAATGATTTAAATTAATAATACTTAAAGATACAAAATTCCGTATATATACGGAAATAATTAATACAAAAAATGATATTACAACCATCTTTTTTAATCAATTTATATTTATTCTAAATAGGGTAGAAATCACATAAAAACTTTTAAAAAATCCATCTTTAAAAAATCGAAAAAAAAATAAAGCAGTCAAAAACAACAATTTAACCCTCCTTTAAAGGGGGTTTAATTTTGTTTGTATTGACTGAAACACCGCCCCGCTCGTTTCTGTTATTGTAATTACGAAAACCCCTGAAATTTGAGATATATGACCGTGAGAGGGCATCCCACCAATAGAGCGGGGTGGCACACCCCACCATATTAATACTATTTACCTACTATTGATGTGTGTGTCATGTCACACCATTTGAGATTACATGTTGCTAAACTTGTATCAAATTGGTAATTACATGAATGATTCTATAACACCAAGCCAAGCGGTTAAAAGAATGCGAGAGCTTACAGAAAATGGAGCACAGTTTTCTTTTTCGTTCATGTCATACAGCTCCAAGAAGCATTATTGTAGTGGTATCAAGCATGTAGCTAAGGCTCAGTTGCGAAAGGGATATACTAACAGTCAAAGCGAATTATCACGGCAGTTAATAGGGTATGTAGATATAGATGCAGGTCACATCAATCGTTTCTTTCACTTACCACTACTGCTTTCATTTAATAACTATCAAATAAAACCATAGCCATGCATATAGAATTTATGGGTAGAGATGCCATCGTTCAAACTCCTGAAGTAGCCTTTACCTACCAAGTTGCTGAAACACCAAGAGAGTTTGATAAACTAAGAGGCACATCAAACACATTGAATTGGGACAATCTTAATGACTATTTAGGGGACTACGTTATATTGCCTTATGGTTCAAACAACGATTTACCGGATATTATTAAAGAAGTAGTTAAGAATAACTACATTGCTCCTGGTTTATTGAATAGAAAGACTGAGTTACTATGGGGATTAGGTCCTCGTCTATACAGAGAGAAGCTAGAGAACAACAAAATCATACGTCAGTGGGTAGATGATAAGGAAGTACAGAAATGGCTAGAATCCTTTGATTACGAAAACTACCTATTGAGCTCCTCTGAAGATTACCAACATCTTCAAGGTACGTTTACTAAGATATACCTAAACAAAGGTACATTAGTTGGCAAACCTCCTAAGATATCCAAGCTCGAGCATATCGCTCCAGATAAAGCTAGGTTAGCATTATTACGCACCAAGAAAGTAAAAGACACTCCTACACATTGTGTTATATCAGATTGGAATTTCAGCCATATATCAGCAATAGCCGATTCAAAGGTTTATCCTTTGTTTGACTATAAGGATCCTTTTTCTAGACCTAACTCAATAATGTATAGCAACAAGTACTCATTCTGTACAGATTACTATACAATACCGGATATCTATGGTTCTCTTGAATGGTTAAATAGGTCTACATCTGTTCCTCTTATTTTCAAAGCATTATCAAAAAACAGCATTAATCTTAAATATCATATCATTTCGCCTGCGAAATTTTGGGATAAGAAAAAAGCAGAAATGATGGAAAGATGTTCTTTAAAAAATGTACAATATACCGAAGAGATGTTCCTTGCCTATCAAAAAGAATTCCTTGAAAAAATAGGCAAAGTATTATCAGGAGAAGAAAACACAGGTAAATACCTTCACACAGTTAAAGAACTAACTGTCGATGGAACCAACCTACTAGAGCACCAATGGGAAGTTAAAGTAATCGACCAAAACATCAAAGATTTTGTCGAGGCTCAAATCAAGATTTCTCAACGTGCTGACAGAGCTGTAGCATCAGGTATTTCCTTGCATTCCGCTTTAGGAAACATGTCAGAAACAGGAAAAGTTGATTCAGGTTCAGAACAACACTACGCTCTGATCAGTTACCTAAACACCGGTATTGATATTCAAGAAATGATTATCACCAAGCCATTGAACTACGCTATCAAAGCCAATTTCCCCGACTCAGGTCTAAAAATAGGCTTCTATCACAATGTACCGGAAAAACAAGAAGATGTTTCGCCATCCAATCGTTCAGCAAACAATTCACCATTAACACCGAAAGAATAATGAAACTGCTTTTTACATCCGCAACTGGTTCCGATGAAATAAAAGAACTTTTAGGCTTTGTTGATGCTGATTTAAAATTCAACAATTTATTGCCAGACATTCGGACAGCATCACGCCAGGTAATCAATATTATTGGTCGTGAAGTTTACGATTATGCAATTGAAAAATACGATAATGGACAAATCGAAGAATCAGAAGATAACAACGATTATCTATTAGTACAATCCATCAAATATGCTATCGCTGTCGATGCATATCGCCATTATGCTCCATCAAACGACCTTTCGCACACCAACGACGGTAGAAAGATGCGTAACGAACAGCATGAGAAAAATGCTTTCGAATGGATGATTGATCGTGATAACGATGCTCTTGAAAAAAGATATTACAGAGCATTGGAAGATTTAATCATTTTCCTTGACGAATTAGAATCCGTTCCGGTGGTCGACGAAGCTCCAGAGGACTTAGAACCCGAAACAGGAGATACTATTTATGAACTGTGGAAAAACTCCGATTCTTATAAAAAAAGCCACAAATTATTTGTACGCTCGACCAACGACTTTGACGACTATTTTCCTATTCATAGCCGATTATTGCTGCTAAAATTGCAAAATGGCCTATCTCGTTGCGAACGCTACGAAATTGCTCCAAGATTGACTACTACTGTTTTTGATGACTTGAAAGAACGATATTCGAACCAAACCGAGATAACAGACGAAAAAGAACTTAAACTAATCGATTTAATTAAAGAAACCTGCTGCTTCTATGCCTTAGCATGGGCAATTCCTAAATTATCAATTAATATCTTCCCGGATAACATCATTCAGAAGTATCACGGCGAGAGAGCTACAACCAAGGCGTCAATGGTTCCGGCACTAAACGAATCAGAATGGGCTCGTTCTTCTTTCGAAATGAGCTACCAAAAATCATTGAGAGAAATCGAAGATTTATTAAAGCCTGCAGTAGATCCAACAGACACAATCGTTTCACCCGACATTATTTCAGACGACCACTCATTTTCAGCAATATGATAACTAATTTAACTATCCCTATGATCTATCAATTAAAATTCGCGTTTTGGAGTATCTGGTACTCAATCATCAATTACAGAAAGGCTCGAAAGTTCAAAAAGATTGAAAAAAGCCTTGACCATGCTATTTATACCAAAGAAACCAACCAAGTCGAATTGATGATTGCAATCAAACGACGTATTCGAAGTTACTACCCAAAAGGCTGGTCTAAATTCATTCCGCTTTCCATCAAACAACAGCGTGAAATTCATGCTGCAATTGTTTTGGAATTTGGCGATGCTATGAAAAAACATGATGTGAAGCTCACCAAAACATTAAAATTCCTTTAATGCATACAATTGTAATCAGAGAGGCCAAAATTGAAAAGTTTGTTCCCGAGGAATTGGCTGAGTGTGACGCTCAACAATACCTCGATATGTGCGAGCTTATTTTTAAATTTCAAGCCCAAATGATAACTTATGATGAACTTCGTATTCATGCCATTTACAAGTTAATGAACATGAAGCCGGTAAAAGAGTTTATCCTGGAAGAGGAAGAAAACAAACTCTCAAACGCCTATCGATTATCCGAGTTAATTGATACTTTTTTCTTCATTAATGATCAAGACCAAAAAGTCATCAAACAAAATTACATCAATAATCCGGTACCAAAGTTCAAGCCTCTTTGGCATGATTACTACGGACCATCTGATGGATTTCAAAACATCAAGTTTGGCGAGTATACCGATGCTCTGCGTTTGTTCTTCCAATTCAATGCAACAGGCGATTATGAATTACTTTTTGCTTTAACAGCTGTTTTGTACCGAAAAAAGAAATCCTTTCATTGGTTTAAAAAGCGTTTGAATAATTACGATGGCGATATTCGCGAACCATATAACCAGGTGTTTGTTGACAAGCGTGCCATTGTCTTTAAACAAGCTCCAATCGGTTTTGTTTATGGAACCTACCTCCTATTTTCATCCTTTCAACAATTCATATCATCGGCTCAGGTTCCGTGGGGAAGTTCTGTTTTAGACTTCTCCATCTTATTCCAAACAGGCGAAGCTTCAGAACCAGAATCCATACCCGGAATCGGAATGGATACCGTTTTATTCTCCATGGCCGAAAGTGGAGCGTTCGGCACATTAAAGCAAGTGCAAAATACCAACCTTTGGGAAGTGTTAGTTCGTATGTACGACATCAGAAAAAGAGATTTAGACAACCAAAAACGAGAAGAAAATGCTAGAAGTAAACAGCCTTAAACAATTTACTGCCGAAATGCAAGGCAAAATCAGCGGTATCAACAAATCAATCGTGCTATTGGATGACTCCGAGCTTACCAATATATTAAAAGAGTTAAAGCTAACCGAAAACTGTATTCTCATTGCAATCATGCCACAATATCCCGTAAAAGGAAACGACGATGCAATTAAATGGGTAAACCAACTACAGTTCATGATTCTGAAAAAATCTGCCGATCGAGATTTTAAAAATCACGACGAATATTTAGATATGTTTCAGCAAACACAATTATTAATGAGGGAATTCGTTAGTATTTTATTAATGGAAAAAACGGGCGACAATGGCGATATGTGCGGACTATTAAACGAACTCGTTGAACAAAGCATACTCGTTTATCCGGTGTGGAGAAAAGCACAATGCAATGGTTGGGCACTCGAAATTGATTTGCTTTCAAATATATAATTCCGTATATTTACGGAAATATTTAAGCAATGAACCAATTAGAAATCGATTTACTGTTTCACGAAACAATTCAGCAACGAGGAATTTATAACAAATTGGAAGGCATCACCGAAAACATGATTTACAACTGGCGAAAAGGCAGAGGTAAAAAACCGGACATAGGCACCATGTTAGGAGTACTCTTCCAATTAGATTTAATCAGAATCCATGGCAAACCTACTACAACAGCGGCAGAACAACAGCGATAAAATACTCGAAGGTCGTTTCATTCGCATGAAGTTGGCCGAAACAGCCAATGATATTCAAGAAGCTTCTGCAAAAAAAATGGCAGGCTTTAATTCTGCTTTTTGGAAAAACCGTTCGTTTGCTGTCACCGATAACGAAATGCAGTACGATCATTTAAAAGTGCATCGCTTTATCGACATGAAAACCCGAACCGAAAAAGACGGTTCCAAGAGCAAAAAGAAGTTTTACCCAATCCACAACCGCATAGTTATGGGGCAATATTCGCAACTCACCAGAGAGCTTTCTTTTGGGTTTACCCAAGAAATTAAGCGACAATTGCTATCAATGGGCGATTAATTAATAATTTTAAACCCTAACCTATAAACTATTATTATTATGAAACCTTCAAGTGTTGATTTTTCTGCGTTAAAACAAGCCAAAAAAACATTTAAATTCTGGTATCAAGTACTTTTGGAGACCGAATTAATGAATGATCCTGAACATCGCAAAGAATACCACACGGCACTAAAGGTTTTAAAAACAGAAATTAAAAAAGAGAAAGGGAGTTAATCCCTTTTTTTTATATTTACGGTCTAACACTTAAAAATATACATTATGCTTGGCTCTTACGAAAAAGATTTAAAGAAAAAGGAAATATCTGAAATGACAGATAGACAAATTAAAGAAGACTTATTATTGCAGATGCACATCTCAAACGGATTTAATAAAAGAATAATGAATAACATTATTTTTTTCTTTTGGTTAACATTAATAGGTGCATTGTTTACATTCATTGGTTACATGAATTTAATGGATGTATTCAAAAGAATGTAATAAAAAAAGCCCCAAACGGGGCTTTTTAATTAATCAATCTTTTCAAACGCATTCGGGTCAAAACCGCTACCTATATATTGATCATCATCAACCATAATTAAATAATCATGTTGGCGTTTCCATAAAGCTCCGGCATCAACCTCGGTTTTGTCTTCCAGAACCAATTGGGTTTTGTTTCTATATAAACCATCACACTCGGTTAGTTCCACCAATTCGGGTTGTTCCAGGTTACCTTCCAGATATTGCAAAAAAGCGGCTTTATCATAATATAAAATCTTACCGGTGCTAAACTTTAGTTGCAATGGATCATAATCTTTCAACCCGGGTTTTTCTGCAATAAACTTGGCAACATCTTTAAAACTGCAGTTTTTTAAATGAAGCTTTACACCACCGGTGTACAATACTTCTACTTCTAGCGGTTTAGTCATGACGCACCTCCTGACTTTGCAATTTCAAAATACCTTGTTTAATAATCTCGCTTCCCACTTGCACGGCATGAAAGCTTTCAATTTCTTCAATGTTTTCAAACGCTTGTACAATCTCGTTTAATCTACACATGGCGTTACTGTAGTTGCGGCGTTCTTCCACATCGTCAAAAACTTCACTATCCAGTGAAACCAATAAATGATCAATTAAAAAATTTCGGGTTTCTTTAAGCCCTTGCGGGTCAATTCTTCGGGTTGCTTCCAGCAATTCAATTGCTACATTAGCATGACCACAAAAGGTTGTGGTGTCGTTGTTTTGGTTCTGCATGATAAAAATGATTTAAGAAACCTACCCGCAAGCTTGCAGAACCAAAACAATATGATTGTAGTGAATGCTCCGTTTCTCTCGAAGCTTCTTGCGGGATAGGCTGGATTTTTTACTGTGTGAATTATCATATTACTTAAGTTCTGCACAGCAAACGTACAAAGGTAAAATGTAACTACCAAACAAAATATATGTAAATACATAAAGTTCAACTGTTTAGTAAAACAATGTGTAAAATGTTTTACTTTTTAGTAAAAATAGTTATATTTGTGGTGTAGAAGTCTCACCTACTTTACGATATTGATTAGCAATAATCACCAAGAAACCCTAACAAGTGAGTGAGACCACAAGTTAGGGTTTTCTTTTTAAAACATATATATTATGAGTAAACCGGAATCAAAAGCATTAGAGTTCATCTATCAAGATGTTCAAATTCATTTTTTATTATCTCAAGGAGATAACGTGATGGTTAACGCTACAGAAATGGCTCAGCTGTTTAATCAAGAAACAAGATACTTTTTAAGACTTGATTCTACTAAAAATTTCGCAAAAGCAATGTTGAGAGAAAAATTTAATCGTGCAGATTACTCCAATTTTGACCCTTTTTTTGGTAAAAAGAAACAAAATAACTCAGATAATCGTGCAGAATTGCACGATTATATCAAAGAGAATATTTACTATTCTCAAAAAAAGGGTGGAACTTACTTATGTAGCGAGTTAGCTCTTAAATTTGCAGCTTGGCTTGACCCTGATTTTGATTTATGGGTACAAAGAACAATATATAGTATATTGTTTAGTGAATATTACATGATTCATAAAAAGAAGGTAATTGAAATTGAAGAAACCAAAAACAAAATCGAACAATTAAAATTTAAAATCAGAAACAAAATAGCTACAGAAAACACAGCTATTGAACTGTTAGACTTACAAGATTTACTTTTAAAATTGATGAATGAGAAAAGAAATGCAATTAATAGTCAAGTAAGAAATATTCAATATTCATTTTTTGAAGATTAATCATTTCCTTATTGCACAAAAAATCATTAAAAATTGTGCAATAACAAATATGTGTAAATACACATAACCAGTCATAACCAGTCATAACCAGTCAAAACCATTCAAACACTGTCAAATCATGGCAGTGTTTTTTTTATTTCATGTAATTACTTACGTTTTCTCATGTCACACGAAACCACATAGCTAAAAATGACCTTTGATAAAATCATAAGGTCATGGCTAAAACAATAACCGACGAAAAAATAAAACTTTCCATCGAAGTTAACGGAGATCCGGCTCAAAAGGAACTTATCGCTCTCGAAAAAACCACACGTAAACTTACCGAAGAAACCAAAGCTCTTACTGCCCAAAAAAAGTTATTGGAACAGCAAGGCAAAAAAGATACTGCCGAATATAAAAACCTTACGGCTGCCATTAACGCTAATAACAAAGTTATTGCCGAGAACAAAGCCAAAATGAAAGGATTGCAGGATCAAATCGGAATAACTGGTTTAACCCTTTCGCAACTCCGCCAAAAAGCAACCATACTTCGTGCTACATTATCAAACATGATACCTGGAACCGAAGACTTTCGCCGTTACCAAGCAGAATTAAACCAAGTAAACGCACGTATAGGAGAACTTACCGGTCGTGCGGCACAAGCACGCTTTTCCTTATCATCGTTAGCCGATGGTTTTAATCGTTACCAAGCATTAGCGTTTTCGGTCATTGCATCATTAGCGGGAATTGCTTTGTCTGTTCAAAAAATAATCGACATCAACGGTAAACTCTCCGATGCTCAATCCGATGTTATGAAAACCACCGGTATGACCAAGGATGAAGTGAACGAACTTACCAAATCGTTCGGTGCTCTCAAAACCAGAACCGCACGAATCGAATTATTAGGCCTTGCCACCGAAGCCGGACGATTAGGAATCGAAGGTGTGGCAAACGTGCAAGCGTTCGTAGAGCAAGCCAATAAAATGAAAGTGGCGTTAGGCGATGATCTTTCCGATGAAGCTATTCGCGAAGTTGGTAAACTTGTAAACGTTTACGAAGTTGGAGAGGCAACAGGCAGAGACTTTGCAGGTTCTATGGATGCTCTAGGTTCTTCCATCAACGAAGTTTCGGCTTCTGGAGCCAACCAAGCCGGATTTTTAGTCGATTATTTAAAACGCCAAGCTGGTGTTGCTCGATTAACAAAACTTTCGGCTGCTGATAATATTGGTTATGCGGCAACCTTTGACGAATTAGGACAAACTACAGAGGTGGCTGCTACTGCCATGAATAAGGTGTGGTTAGAAATGATGAAGAAGCCTCAAGAATTTGCAAAAGTGGCAGGAGTTAGTGTGAAAGAATTTAAAAACATAATGGATAAAGACGCTAACGCTGCAATGCTTATGTTTTTAGATGCTGTTGGCAAAAACAAAGGTGCTGCATCTGATTTATTAGAATCATTAAAAGAAATAGAAGCTGGTGGTGTTCGAGGCGACCAAGCTTTATTAACTTTAGCAGGAAAGACTGATTTGCTTCGCCAAAGACAACAAATTGCAAATCAAGCGTTAATAGAAGCTACTTCGTTAACCGATGAATACAATATAAAAAACACCAATTTAGCAGCTACTTATGAAAAAATACAAAAAACGTTATTAGGTTGGTTTTCTTCAGAAACAATAGTTGGAGGCTTAACCGATTTTTTTAACTGGTTTGCAAAATTAATTGGAGCGACAGAAGATTTAGATGGTAGCGTTACAAGTTTTAAGGACAAATTAATAGTCTTTTTAAAAGTACTATCAATAATAATTGTTTCATATATTTCATACAATGCAGCATTGAAATTAACTCTGTATTGGACAAGATCAGTAGCGGCAGCTCAATCACTTTATAACTTAATTCAAACGAGAGGAGCGGTAACAACTAATTTACTAAAAAGCTCACAATTATTACTTGCTTCTGCTTATTATCTAGTTACTGGCCAAGTTACACGTGCAACTGCTGCAATGAGATTATTTAATGCGGTTAGTAAAATGAATCCTTTAGGATTACTTCTGGGACTTTTAGCCGCAGCGACTGCCGCTTTTGTTTTATTTAAAAAGAAAGTAGATGAAACTACAATCGCACAAAAAACTTTAAGTGATTTACGTGCCACAGTTGCAAAAAATATAGATACAGAAAAGAATAAATTAATTCAATTATTAGCCATAGCCAAAGATGAAACTATTGAAAAAGGCAGAAGACTTGAGGCTATTAAAAGATTAAATGAGCTTTCTCCTGAATATTTAGGCAATCTTACTTTAGAAACTATTAAAACAGCAGAAGCCGCCAAAGCCATAAATTTATATATTGGAGCTTTAGAGAAAAAAGCAATGAAAGAGGCTTTTGAATCCAAACGTTCTGAATATCAACAAAAGAAATTAGACGCGTTACTTGACCCTGAAAAAGATAAAATTACACTTGGATCAAGAGAAGTGGAACTAAAGAAAGTATATGAAGCTGAACAAAAATTATTACAAAAGCTCAATCAGGAGCAGCGGGATTTATATTTTAAATCAGACCTAAGTGTTGAAGAAACTAAAAAGAAATATGATGCTATTAACGCTGCCAAAAAAGAACTTTCAGACGAAGAAATTTTACATTTAAAACTTTTAGCAGGTATGTCCTCCGCTTCAAAGGACGTATATCGTGAATATAAAAAGCCAATTTCTGATGCAGTTGTTGCTTTAAAAACTTTAAAAGAAGAAGAAGAAAAATTCATAAAAGAAAACACGGGTCTTTACATTCAAAAAGATGATGTAACGATAACTGCTAATGACCCAGCCGGCGAATCAGAAGATGCTAAGAAAAAACGTGAAGAAGCCGCACGAAAAGCCAAAGAAGCCGCAGACAAACGCCTCGAAGAATTAAAGAAATCCGCCGAAGAACGTTTGCGTATTGAACGTGAGTTAGAAGATGCTATTCTTGCCAATATGTCCGAAGGTTACCAAAAAGAATGGAAGTTGGAACAAACTAATTGGAAACGTAAAGTTGAGGATTTACAAGCCCGAATGATTCAAGAAATAGAAATCGAAGAGGCTCTATTAAAATCAAAAGACCAAAGTTTGTCGCCCGAAGCTCGTGATTATTGGGCAAAACAAGCAAAGCACTGGACAGATACAAACAAGCATCTTAAATCCTTAATCGAAACGCAAGAGCAAGCCCATAAAATCAGATTGGCTACTATTCAGGAGAAAGCAGCCAATAAAGAAATAGGCACCTTACAAGATAAATATAACCGTGAAAAGGTTGTTAGAGAAACCGATTTTAATAATCGAATTGCTGAACTAAACCTTACCGAAGACCAAAAGGCACAAGCAAAAAAAGACTTCCAATTGAAGGAATTGGAAGAAGAAGAAAAGCATTTGCGTAACCTTTTAGAAAGCTACAAAACCATTATCGGTGGTGGCGAATTCAGCGGTATCGATTTATCTCTTCTTACACCTGAGCAAGTTGAAGAATTTAAAAAACTAGCCGAAGATGTAGGGTTGAAGCTTTCAGAAATGAAAGATAAAAAAGATGCTATTTCTGGCAAATCCACACAATCAAACGCCGAAGCTCTCGGGCTTGGTGGTAACGTGGATATTTTCGGATTTACTCCTGATAATTGGCAACAACTATTTAACAACCTATCACAAGGTAAAGTAGGTATTGAAGAAATGGTTTTTGCCGTGCAAGCGTTGAGCAATATGTGGGGTCAGTACTCGCAGTTCTTAGCCGCAAACGAAGCACAGCAATTACGTTCGTACGAAGTTCAAAACGACCGCAGAAAAGCAACGTTAAAACGACAATTAGATGCAGGTTTGATTTCTCAAAACCAATACAGTCGTGCCGTTGAAACTATTGATGCAGAACTCGACCGTAAAAAAGCGAAGATTGAATATGATCAAGCCAAGCGTCAAAAAACATTAGCAGCTATTCAAATCATTACTAATACTGCCGGTGCCATCATGGGTATTTGGAAAGATGTGCCAAAATTCGATTTTGGTTCTGCTGCTTTTGCCTTATCTGCTATGGTTGGAGCACTCGGAGCTTTGCAATTGGCTACCGTAATGAAAACTCCGCTACCAACCAAAGGTTACGAAGAGGGTTATTATCCCGTAAAACGTGAGCAAGATGGCAAAATGTTTAATGCCACCATGGGAGGCCGTCCAACTTCGCAAATGGTTCGTAAACCTAAGGTTTTCTTAGCAGGCGAAAACGGAGAGAATTTCCCCGAAATGATAATCGATGGGCGAAGCTTTGCCCGTTTCTCACCCGAATTAAAAAATGCTTTACAAAGAGAACTTAGTGGCGTTCGTGGTTTTGAGCAAGGCTACTACAAAGATGGAAGATATGAAGTTCCGGCTTCATCTTCTGGTGACGCTTTACTACAATCAGTTATGTCCTTAATAGCAAATAACAACGCATTAATAGCTGAAAACACCGAAGTAATGAGAGATATTAAACTTAACGGGTTACGTGCGAAAGTACTTGCCAACGATTACAAATCAATCGAAAACCTTGAAGACGGATTTAAAAACTTTAACGAACTAAAAACTAAAAACCGAAGATAATGACCTATACCGAAGCCGAAGTTTTTGCAAACCAAAAACACAATACAATCGTTGACCTCATGTATTTTCATTTGGTCGATTGGTCTCGAACCCAAGACCCTGAACCAAATATCGATTTAATATTTTGCCTCACAGGTAAAGCAGCTGCTATTTGGCAAGGTGCTACCAACACGCCAATTAATAATGCCGTTTTTATTACTGATAACGCTGAGTGTTTTCAATTTGTTTTGGATAAACTAGGGGCATTGTTAAAGCTTCCAACCATCAAATACCAAGAAAAGGTTTTGATGTACACAGACGATCTGTTTATCGAAGTTCACTACTGGACAGGAGCTTTCACTCCTTACTATGTAGATTTTATCAGCGTTCATCCAACAGCCGAAATTCCACCTCAATTTTTATAAACTATGCCAATCACAACCAACCCTTCGCAAAGTAATACTACAACCACAGGAACGCCGCTCTTTCAAGATTGGGGACCACAACCTGCGGTTACCAATATTACGTATTCAACAGCCTATCCTGGTGTAATTTCTTCACCGGCAATCACCTTTAAAATCAAAGATGTGGTAGGAACTCCAATTGCTGCATCCTATACAAACTTTCGTTTAAAAGCAGTACAGTCATATTTCAATACAGGTGTTCCGTTTGTTAACCCAACTTCATACACTGGCGATGGTTATCCAACTAGTTTGGCTTCATCGGTTCCAATCACCACAACCGGAATAACCTTTTCGTTTACTCCTATTTTTCAAAACCTCACGACTATTATTCCTGGAGTGTATGAATTTCGTCATTGGTTTTATGTACAAGGACAATTACCATCTGGTGCATGGGAAGATGTTAGTACCTATATGCATTCGCTAGTGTTAACAGTAAGCAATAATACATTACTTTGGAACCCAACATCACTTGCTTTTGTTCATGCACAAAATTCAGGAACCACAACTTTAGAAGTGGTAATGAACGGACCTAGTTGGATACTTGCTTCTTTAAATCCTAAGATAATATTATCTTCTTTAGATGTTGGTGTAACGATTGGTACTTCTTCTCATCCTCAAGGAACAACGTATTCAGCGTCAGGAAGCGGAGAAAAAACAATTCAAGTTACGCTATCTGATTTTTATGATGAAGGAGAAATAAATACTTATTTATCTGGTGGTTTACTTGTGTTAAATGGAACTGTTTTTATAGGAACAATTCCGTATTCAATTCAAATTTTAAACGAAAACACCTTTGACGTAACCCCCGAAAGTCTTTCGTTTTATGCTGTAAAAGGAATTACAGAAGCACCATCGCAAGATCTAACTTTGCTTTTATCCGAAGGTGCTGCAACCATTACCAAATCCTCATGGATTGAAGTAATTGATGCTTTGGTCACAATTGACGAAGTGAGCTATCCGGTAAAGCGAGTTTCGGTGATAAATTCTGCCAATTTAGAAACCGGAACATACATTGGTTTTATCAATTTCTTTGCTGTAATTGATGGTATTGATTCCAATATCAATATTTCGGTAACATATGTTATCGACGATTTCATTGCCAATCCCTATAACGGAAAAGCCTTTACATTAGATCCTTTGTTTTATGGGTTGTCAACCGAAAATTTAAATTCATATTTTGAATTGATTACAACTGTAAAAACATTCAAATTTTTTACAAATGAAGAAAAAGTTACGGTTATACCCGAAAAGTTTCCTTTATTCAAAAATCAAGGAAAATTTAATCTAGGCAAAAAGATTCACCAAATAATGGATCGTTTTGCTGCTCCAAACGAAATATACCAGCAGTACAAACCTGCCGAAGTATATTTTGAGGTCAATGAACGTAGTAGTATTGATGATTCATTGATTCGTTCTGCTCTTGGTGAAGTACAAGAATACATTGCCGGAATATCCGACGATGTGATTCCAAACGTTTCTTTTCTCGATGTCAATTACAAACAGAAAAGAGTCACCACAAAGTCATTTGAAATGCTAAACATGTTGATTCCAAATTCACCACACCAATTGGATATCTACAAAAACAATGTTTTGCATCAATCAATACCGCTTTTGTTTTCTGGCAATAAAATTGTTTCCAAAAAAATAACCTTTGCCGAGTTTAACCAGGGCGATGTTATTCGGTACGAAATAATTGACCAAATGAATGAACCAATTGAAACTCCAAGGCTAGAATTTGTTGTGTTTCCTGAGAATGATTTTTCGCAAATGGTTGTTTGGGAAAATGAATTTCTTTTACAATCGGCTTTAGAATTTACCGGAGCTTTCGCAGTAAAAAACGACTTCGAAATGATTTCGCAGTCTGTTTACGAAAACTTGGTTGATGTCTTGAAATATTTAGAAACACGCAAAAAAAGCACATTCACTATCAATACAGGTTGGGTGTTGCAATCGCAAGAGCGAACCATCGAAAGCCTTATGCGTGCTCAACGTGCTTGGATTCTATTCAATAACGAATGGATTTCAGTCGTGCCAATTTCAAAATCGGTTCCAACATACAGCAGTGAGACTGATTTATACTCCTACAATATTGAATTCCACATAAACAGATCATCAGATGAGAAAGCTTATACATACTAATTTTGAACTAGATTTATCCTCGTTGCAATTAATAGACAACGAGGAAAATCCTTGGTTTCTCGACGAGATTCCATTGCGTTTCACTTTTCCGTTTGAGTTAGATCTAACCGATGAAAACGAACAAAACTTTGGTTTCATTTCTTCCTACCAAACTTCGCCCGAAACAATCTATCCATTGGTTTACGTTCACGGCAACCAAATGGAGCAAGCAGAGTTGGAGCTGGAGGAACTCAACGACAAAAAACTGCAAGCCACTTTATCTTTTGGCTTGGAGAAATTGCCGTCTTGGGATAAAAAACTTTCCGAACTTCCTTTGGATAAGTTTGATTTAGATGGAGAAACCATCTATGAACATGCCGAAGATGTGATAGCTCTCACCTATCCGGCTGTCAATTACAACTTCCCGCAAGTGCATGTAGAAAATTTTGATACAGAAAATGATTTATATGCATCATTCCCCGGACGAATAAACAATACCGTTGCAGGTTCGTTTATTCCAAACACTATTGATCCAATTGATTATAGTTCAAACAATCCAACCATCATTCAACCACTTCCCTACTGGTTGCATGTGTTGCAAAAAGGTTTTGAAGCTTCGGGACTAACCCTCGAGGGTGAAATTTTATCAGACGAGCGTCTTTTAAAAAAATGCTTGTATACCAGCAAAGAATATTTCACAAAAAGAGATAATCCTGAATATAGTGCATTTCTTCTCGGAATCGACGAAGTAGAACAAATAGGAAGCTCTCCCTCCTGGGGTACGATGGGTAAATATGAAGTGATTGTCGATATCGCACAATGGGGAAAGTTCAATATTCTTGGAAACATTAAACGCTTGGTAGTCGCAAACAATCCATTTCCACCAACCACAATCAAGTTTAATGATGTGGTTATCTGGTCACAATCAGGATATGGTCAAAGCTATTTTGTTGATACCACATTCGACACTACAGAATTTGGTCCCAACGAATTAAAAATAACAATCTATTCTCGTATTCCAATCAATCCAAATCTGGTTGATTTAACACAGTTGATTATTTGTGATTTACAAATATTGGCTCTTGTATTATATGATGCTCCCGACAGTTTGGTTCCAACCATTATAAACGAAGATAAAATTGATTTAACCAAAGCAGTTCCCGACATGACCTTTGGCGATTTTGTAAAAGTCATTCTCAATTGGTACAATTACGATTACGATATTCAAGATGGAATTGTTACCATGAATAAAATTGAAAGCCAAATGAATTACAATAGTGCATTTGATTTATCCATGTTTGAAGTGCGTTCGCCTATACGCCGATTCAAAAAAGGTTATTCATTTGAGTTGAAATTTCAAGAGGTAGAAACTGATTACGAATACCTTCCGGTGTTTCAATCAGCCACAGAAATTCTTACTGCAGGTTATAAAAAAGATGACAAAACCAAAACAATCGAAGTAAATGCTTTGCCTTTGCCAAATCTTTTACGTGATGGTATTACAACAGCTCACGCTTTTGCAACCGATGAAAGTAAACCTTTTGCGGTATTTTATAGTGGTTTAATTGATGGTTTGAATACAACCGAAAGTCCACAAGCTATGATGATTCCGCAAGTGCATGAAACCAATTGGCGACGATGGTTTACTAATAGAATTGATGCACAACAATTCACATGGAATTTTAAATCGTGGTTTGATGATATCTCCGGTTTAAAAGCAAAAGGCAAATGCTTTGCTTATGGCCGCTACCACATTATAAAAAAAATCCAGCGTACAGAATTGTCGCCGGATCTATTTGAAGTTGAAATTGAAACCGAAACATTAAAATAAATTATCCAAAAGGAAAATTTCTTTATTGGCTTCGCTTTGTAAAATATGTACATATACCATTGTTTGATTGATTGATGAATGCCCTAAAAGCTTTTGCAACATCTCTACCTTTCCACCCATTCGCAAAAAGAGAGTTGCAAAAGTATGTCGGGCTACGTGAAACGAAACTTTTTTAGTTATTTTCAGGTTGGGCATAATCTTTTTTAATTCATCATTCATGTGCTGATCTGTGAACTTGGTGACAAATAAATTAGGAAGCGTTTCTAAAATTCTACGTGCGTTTTGATTTAAAACAATGCTTTGATTCTTATTTGTTTTCTGAGAAACAAAGGAAATTTCATTTTCTAGCAAGTCTTTTCTTTTCAATGCTTGAATATCAGAAATTCTCAAACCTGTAAAACACGAAAACAAAAAGTAACCTAGAATCATTCGGTGACTCGTGTTTACGTATTCCAGATTTATAAAATCAAAACAACGTCGAACTTCTTCTTTCGACAAATAGGTTCGGTTACCTTTTGTGGAACCGGTGGTTATATCGTCTACATTCACAGCTAATTTAATACCTGCTCTACTTGCCAATCTTAGAAACTTTTTGATACTCGCAATATTACTATTAATTGTGGTGCTTTGATTTCCTAGTGAAGAAAGATAGTTTCTGTAACGATCAAACCAACCCATGGTTATCTCCGAAAAAGCAATGTCCGGATTATACTTTTTTACTTTTTCCATCACTGCTTTATGTCGTGCATAGGTTCCTGGTTCCATCGATGCTCGAGCATCTTCAAGAGCATGTTTAAAAAATGCACAAAAATTTACGCGGCTCATGTTTTCAGACAGTTCCTTTTTTAAAAGAGCCGGTGTAATAACCTTTTCCTGCAGCCGATACTCAATTTTTATTTTATTGACTTTAGCCTCGATTGCTTCCAGAACCAGGTTAATGTCATTTGAATCGGCATTTTCTCCCTTTACCCTCTTTTTGTCACCCAACCAAATTTGGGGGTCAACATAAATTTTGGTATGAATACGCTCGCGTTGCTTGCTACCACTACACATTAAATATATCGGCGATTTTCCGTCGATTATTTTGTCTTTACGAAGTAAAAAATAGGTTCTCATTGACACATAAATTTTTTGGGTGTCAACCAGGGTGTCAAAAATCCTTTCAGAAGGGGTTAAATACATAGTCAAACGTTTTTGGGTAAAACAATTAAAGCACATCAAATCAACCATTTACGGTGTTTTGAGTGTGCTTCTTTTGACTTTGTAATCTAAATATGTGACCCAGTCAGGAACAAAAACAACACTGATTAACAGTAAGTTACATCAATCGGGTGTCAATTGCGTGACAAATTAAGTTTTAATTCACGCAATCGTTCCTCCAATTCTTCAATAAGAACAAGGTTCCTTGTCTTATATTCTTCCGCTGCTTCGGCGACAGAATCCATCGTCAGATCGTCCGATATTAAAAAGTTAATATCAGCATCCGGAAAGTACTTCTTAATTTTTTGAATGAAGGTTTTTGAAATGTTATCTGAGTTCAGATACCTTGAAATCAAACTCTCACTATAACCGTCCATTATTTTGGATATCTGACGGTTATCGAGATTCTTCTCTTCAAAAAAATGTTTGGCTTTTGCTGAAAATCCCATACTGATTAATTTAGAAACATTTTAAATTATACTTTTTAGTAAAACTTTTTATCATTTGTTTTACTTTTTAGTAAAACTTTTATATACATTTGTGACAGATATAACAAACCTATGACAAATATAAAAGAAAAAAACACAAACGGAGATGTGTATTCGCACATTAACAAGGCATTCGATATAATCGACAAGTTCCTTCCTAAAATGTATGTGGAGAAAGTTTTAGAAAAACTTCCTGAGAATACCAAAATCACTTCAGCAATAATTAGAAATGTTAGAAACAGAACTCAACCAAATCTTACTTCAAGATTGGAGGTTGTAAATGCACTTGTCGAGGTTGCATTAGAAAATCAAAAGTACCAGGAAAAGCTAGGAAGCCTAGTTACCGAAAAAAACACTTAAAATTTTATTATGAACGCACTAAAACTACTACCAGGAATGGCTTGCAACTCTGTCGAGTTTTTTGTACACCATTCAGAAATGAAGGCCATTCAACACGGCAAAGTAATCGACTTTACCGAACTGCCTTTTGCAACCATCGAAATCATGCAAGAGGAAATCAAAAAAAACAAAGAAGTAAACTTGGCTTTGCATGATATGCAACCCTACTCTTCTATCAAAAGAGTCGAACAATTTGCAAAATGCAGATTTGGAGGATTAGATTTTCAAGGAGACATTAAAAATAATCAGCTACAAGATGGTGAATATTGGCCTTGTCCAATGCACGGAAATTGCCCGCACGAAGGAGTGCTTTGTAAACTTCCGCTTTACAATGGCATCCGACTAACCAAACAAGATGTGCAGCTGCTTAAGCTACTTGTTTCCAACAAAACCAACGATGTGGTTGCGGACGAAATGCGAATACCACTCGGAACCTTCCATCAAGCAAAGAAAAATCTTTACGAAAAATTAAGCATTCAAACCAAGCAGGAGGCTGCGGTAATTGCAATGAGCCTCAATATTATATAGTACGTTCTTACCCATTAATATGTTTTGCGTGTGCTTCACGCTTTGGCCACTCGCAGGAGTGTGGGTGGCTTTTTTTAAACTAAACAAACCAATTGACATGACTCCAAACATATCCAACGACATCATACTTGTCGAAGCTCGTATCAAACAATTTCAAGAATCGGAATTGTATACTCCGGAAGAAAAAGAAATCAAAATCAAACCTCTAAAGCTAGAGCTAGAGCGTTTGCAATTGCAACACCTAAACAAAATTGATGTCATCAACCCGGAAATAGTAAGCTAAGATGAGCTACGTAAAAGACGAACAAATTTTTGACAGAACCAATGGAGGTCTCGACATCATTCTGTTTTATTATCCAAATGCGGCAAAAGTAGTTCATAAAGCGGCACGCCAATTCAAAATTCGCGAATCCGAAAAAACGGCTTCTGCTTCCTTGAAACAATTGCAAGGTGGTGTTTGGGTTGTCACCGATTTTGGCGGCGATCAAAAAAGCAGAAACGGAATACAAGTATGTGCCTTTGAAGAAAACATCGCCTATGGTGAAGCTTGCCAATTGTTGGGAGCTCGCTACGGTATTGAAGGTGCAAAAATGCAAATTCACAAACCGGTGATTGAAAAACGTTCTTTGAAATCAAGTGAAACAAAAGGCGAATATAAATTCGAATTCAACGAAAAACTTTCCGATGCCGAACTAAAACTTTTAGGACCGCGAATCAACCAGGACACTTGCAACAAATATAATTTGAAGTCATGCAAAAGATTTACCTATTGCAAGGATAACGAAGCAATTGTAACAACGGCTACGGAAGAATATCCTATCCTTGTTTTTGACTTTGGTTCTTGGCAAAAAATCTATCAACCGAATTCGTTTGAAAAGCAATACCGCTTTAGATATGCCGGTACAAAACCCGAACGCCATGTTTGGGGATTGGAAGAAATCGAAAAGGAATTTAAACGCAGAAAGAAAAAACAAGAGGAAGAAGCTTATGATGATAGCGTTATTGATGATGACGATGACACCAAAAAGAAAAAGAAATTCGACCCACGTTTAGACCGTATTTATATTGTTTCCGGTGGTTCTGATGGCATTAACCTGCGTTCGTTTGAACAATATCCAATATGGTTCAATTCTGAAAGCGAGCATTTGAATTGGGACGAATACAAGCAACTGAAAGTTTGGACAAAGGAAATCATCTACATTGCCGACCTTGACAATACAGGCGTAAAACAAGCCGTAGAATTAGGTTTGAAATTCATGGACATCAAAATCCTTTGGTTGCCAAACAAATTGAAAACCTTCCGTGACAAACGTGGAAATCCTCGCAAGGATTTTAAAGATTATGTAGAAGTATTTTATTCAGCCGAAAATAAGTCGTTTATAAACGGATTTAATAAACTTTCAGACAATGCTTTACCTTTTCAGTTCTGGACAGAGCATTACAATGCAACCACCAAAAAAACGCAGTACAATCTTTCCAACACGCGACTGTATCATTTCCTTTCGAACCTTGGATTTGGCAGATACGAAGGCGAAAACTTTAAAGATGGTTTCATCTACGTAAAAAAAGACGGTTCAATTATTCGAGTATTGGAACCATACAAAATTGAAAACTTTGTACATGAGTTCCTGGAAGAGCGAGGTATGAGTCCTGACCTGCGAGACTATGTTTACAAGTCGCCACAATTGGGTGACAGATCATTGTCGAAGCTTCCGAAGTTGACCATTGATTTTACCGATGCTGATAGAGATACGCAGTATTGGTTTTTCAACAAAAAAGTTTGGAAAATCACAGCTGAAGAAATTACCGAATACAAACAAGGCGAAGTAGACAAGTTTGTTTGGGAAGATAAAATCATCGATTTCGAAATTCGTTTGGAAGACCCGCATTTTGATATTCATAAAGACGAATCCGGAAACTATGATATCAAAATCAATGTAGATGATAATATGTTCTTGAACTATTTAATCAACACATCGCGGGTGCATTGGCGTAAAGAATTGGAAGATTATTTTGAAACCAAAACACCAAAGGAAGCCGAAGAGTATTTCGCAAAGCATCAGTTCAATATAGAAGGACCAAATTTAACCGAAGATGAACAACACGAGCAGAAGCTCCACCTGATCAATAAGATTTATAGCATTGGCTATTTGCTCCACAAATACAAAAACTACAACAAACCTTGGGCAGTTTTTGCAATGGACAACAAAGTGTCAGATTTGGGAGAGAGCCACGGTGGAACCGGTAAATCGTTGTGTTATTCGTTCTTGAACAAAATTTTGAAACGCCGGGTATATCTAAAAGGTAGAGACCCAAAGTTGACACAAAACGACTTTATCTATCATGAGGTGACAGAAGATACAGACTATGTGTTGATAGATGATGCTACGCAGTACTTGAACTTTGATTTCTTCTTTTCAGAAATCACCGGTTCATTGAAAGTGAACCCGAAAAACGGTAGTCCGTTTGAGATTCCTTTCGAAAAGTCTCCAAAGTTTTGTTTCACTTCCAACTTTGCATTGCGAAATGTAGATCCATCAACAGCTCGTCGTTTGTTGCTATCGGTTTTCTCCGATTATTATCATTCCAATGATGATGACGAATACAAACAAGTGCGAAAAGTATCAGACGATTTTGGAGGTAAAAACTTGTTTACCGATTTCGATTGGAAACAATACAACTACTTCTACAACTTCTGCAGCCAAGCCATTAGGTTTTACTTATCGGTTTCCGAAAAGATGAATCCGCCAATGGACAACGTAACCAAACGTCAACTGCAGGTTGAAATGGGTGATGCATTCATGGGATGGGCTGATGCATTTTTTGCTACACAGCACCAGGAAGGAACTTACAAATATGTAAACGATTTTGTTTCCAAAGAATTTGCCTTTGAAGAATTTATCAAAGCAACATCGCAAAAGAAATGGAGCCAAAACAAGTTCAAAAAAGCATTGAAAGCCTATTGCACTTGGAACGAATGGGTGTTTAATCCAAAAGAGCACCACAATTCGGGAAGCCGAATTATTAAAACCATTGACGGAAAAAGTGTGGAAGTATTCTACTTAGACACCAAAAATGCCGAGCAAATATCAAAAGTAGAACAAATAATTCAAGACGAATTGCCCGACGGATTATTTGACGATGAGAAAACCATATTTGATTAATCATGTACAGCTATTTAGAAATAGAATTTATTTGGAAGAACGTAAACACATGGGAAGAATGGGATTTGGTTTGCAACACATTCTCCTGGTTGTTCGATGACATAGAAGTATCAAGCTGCTATGACGAATACAGACAGCAGCATTTTCAAGAAACATCATTAAAAGCACTACAAAGACTAGAACAAAATGGAAAAGCATAACATCATACAAGTACGAGCTTCGATTGTTCAGGCAAGCAGAAGCGATGTTTTTGATGGCGAAGGAATTCCTCTCGAAAACAAACTATTGGTTTTAAAAAATCCTTTTACTAAAGTAATCGAAGGGATGTATCGCATTGGAGGAACCGACCGCTATGATATTATTGAATTGATCAACGGATTGAGTAAAAGTCAGTTTTTTAAACTGAGTGAAATTCAAAACGAAACCGACTTTCAGTTCAAGCTATTTCTTCGTCCTGCAGATGATTTTGATTTGTTCTACACGCCTAGTTTTCAAAAAAACAATGTGCTGCATTATGTAAAGCCTTCTGTCAATGCAATTGTAGGTCCGCTTTACACTGGCGAATTCAGCGATAAAAACGCACTTCGCAACCATATAGAAAATCAGACAATCTATGTGCCATTCAAAAAACAATTATTCGAACCCATTAGTAAACAAAAAACCGCTTAATCATGAAAAAATTAAAATTCCTTTTGGTCATTGAGGCATTTGTTATGTTCATAACAGCCTTATTCAACTTGATTTTTTATTTAAACAATCAAGAATTTGGTATTGAGATATATATAATCATGGCAGTAATGGTGCTGTTTTCATCATTAATTACTATGTATATTCTTGAGCCTATTCAAAAAATAATCAACAACAAATCTTAAATTTTATGAACACTACCCATTATTTCATTCACCTTAGTTACTGTACAGCAACTAAGAACAAATTGCAGAACGACGTTCGCGACTATTTAAAGTCACTTGATGGCAAACTTGTGACAGCAGAAGAAACAGTTACGGCACAAGAAAAGATTATCGAACACATTGAAGCTTTAAACAAGAAACATTCCAAATGCACTCCTTTAAAAGTGTATTTCTGGAACCACATAGAAGGTCGTCCACTTTCGCTTTCAGGCTTCGGGTCGGTAACATTCCACCTTCGTCCGGCAACCCTAACTCATATTTCATCATTAACTCCAACAACCGTTTAAAATGAAAAAATTAAAAACAATTTTCTGCGAAGCTTTCAACGATCTAAAAGGAACCAATGTTCATCACCTAGACGAAATTCACACAGCCACGTTCAAAGGACGTGAGCTGTTTAACATCTGCGATATTTATGCCGGGAGAGCCGAGCATGAATACGGAAGAAAAAACAGCCGCAAAGCTTTTACCAAAGGTTTGGTTCTTGGGTTGGTAGTAGGTTTGATAATTTTAATATTTCTGTAACATGAAATTCATCCCAATATTATTCAGCACATCAATGGTTCAAGCCATTTTAGCTGGTAGAAAAACACAAACCCGAAGAACTAGAGGTTTGAATAAAGTAAACGAGCAGCCTAGCCTTTGGAAATTTGAAGACACAGCTATAGCACCATATACCGAAGATCCTCTTTTTTACTTTAAATGTGATGAATATGAAAAACATGTTCTTATCAATTCACCTTTTGGTAAAGCTGGGGATGTTCTATGGGTTCGTGAGAGTTTTTTAATAAACCCTATTGGGCAGACCCCATTTTTATACAAAGCATCTTCAACTATTTCAAAATTTTTAAAATGGAAACCCTCCATCCACATGCCAAAAGAAGCAGCTCGCATTTTCCTGAAGATAAAAGATATTCGTGTGGAGCGGTTATTTGATATTTCTGAAAGCGACGCAATTGCTGAAGGAATTGATGCTGTAGACATAAGAGATGGTTCTATTCTTTACAAAGATTATAGAAAATATCGTCCTAATATTTTGAGAGATCCAAATAAGTCATTTTTGTCTTTATGGGAAAGCATCAATGGAGTTGATTCGTTAAATGACAACCACTGGGTTTGGGTAATTAAGTTTGAAAGAATTGAAAAACCTGAAAACTTTGTGTAATGAAACTCTACGAACCATCCAACGGAACCGAAGGAGAGATATTTATGGAGAAGTTTTGCTACCAATGCAAAAACGAATTGTTTATCCATACCAATAACGAGAGCCACCATAAGTGCGATATTCTGAATAGAGCATTAACCTATACCAGATATGAACCCGATTATCCAAAAGAATGGGTAATAGAAAATTCCGAACCAACTTGCAAAGCTCACATAAAACATCAATGGCTTGATGAAAATAACGAGATCAAAGAATACGAGGAAATCATAGAAGATCCTAATCAATTAAAACTATTTGATTTATGAACCTATCAGCAACATACACCGGAACCTCCTGCGAGTTTTGGAAAACAGGCAAGACCTATGACATCACCATCAACAACAACTCAATGATGGTTTACAGAGCCGGAACAAGCATTAAAAAAGTTTACCGCAGCTTGAGTGATTTTTTTAAAGATTTTAATAATGTAATTGTCAAGCCATGAATCTAACAGAAACACGATTTTCAGAAGCTCGAAGATTATATGGAGAAACCCGTGGAGCTTTCTTTGTTCTAACTGCAACAAACGATGGTGAACAATGGAAATTAACAATACCATCGGTCCAGGAGACTTATATTGGCGACATTAATTTCGTTCTGCAGAAATATATCCTTTACGTGGAAAACAATCGCGAATTAGCTGGGAAGAATTTAAGAAGCAAGAAATACAAACTATTTTAATAAAATTAACCATGCCAAAACTCAATAAACAATACACATTAGAAGTCACAGTAGAGCAGTTCCTAGAGGCCTGCTCCTTGACAGAGCTGCAAGAGATAGATTTATTATTAAATAGATTTATCCAATATAAAATCCACACTTCCTCCATAAAAAATGAGGAACAAGCATTTGATCAAAAATGGGAAGCTTCTAGAAATAAATTTCGACAAAAGATGGAAGATGCCTCTTGGTTGAAGAAAATGAAAGATGAATATGAAAAAACGCTACCAGAAAGCTCCGAGAATCAGTAAATGGAATCAGGCACCATCTTTTACAGTCAATTGCATTAAAGAGATGGAAAAAATTACAGGACAACCTATACCAAGTGATTTAAAAGAGATAATGAAGAAAGTCGCTAACGCATATAAATAACAACTATGAAACCAAACGAAACATTCATCCAATGGAAAGGCACGGACGTCTGTATGGACTTTCGATGCGAATGCGGGCATGCAAATCACTACGATGGCTATTTTGCCTACAACATCAAATGCGGCCACTGTGGGAGTGTGTTTGAACTCGGAACACAAGTAACAGCTACTAAGGTTGATAACAAAAGACCCTATTTAGAACCAATGCAAGATCCCGAAGATGAAACGACCAATATTTAACCAGGACGATCGCCAAATAATAATTGAAGACGACTCATATTTTGCCAGTAGAGCAAAGCTCCACATCGCAGTCAAAAAATTTGAACGTGACATCGCCAATACTCGCGTATTTAAAAAAATTGAAAATTTTTTCTTGAATATCGCACAGAAATTAAACCAACTTATTAAATCAATTTAATTTATAACCATGAAAATCACAGCAACAATCAAACGCATCAAGCCGGTGCAAACCGTAGGAACCAACAACTTCAAAGTTCAAAAAATTCACGTTGTCACAGAAGAGCAATATAGCCAAACGTTGGAGATCCAATTTGTCCAGGATAAAACAAGCCTTCTGGATAACTTCAAAGAAGGCGACAAAGTAACCATCGACGTGAACCTCAAAGGTCGTGAAGCTACAAAAGCCGATGGAGAGATAGCAGTATTCAACACCATCGATGGTTGGAAGATTGAGAAAGCAGTATAATACCACAAAACAGTTAACCCATTAAACCTCTCCTTGAGAGGTTTTTTTATGTCTTATTGTCACGTTCCGGAGCTGCTTTATTACAAAATTCCTTTCTCTGAACGACACACCTCAAAAGCACGTTTTTTCCGACACGTTTTTCCCCTACCCCCCATCATAAAAATAAACCACTAAAAAAGTGTAATTTTGTAATCTCTGGCGGTATGCCTTGAAAACACTAGGAAAATAGATTACAATTAATTTGTAATTTTGTAATTGAAATTACAAAAAAAATGTAATTTAAAAAGAGCGTACAAAAATACATTTCCTTAAACAGGCAAAATTACAATTTCACTGTACGACCAAAACCCCTTATTTTATAGTACTTCGCAACGCATAAAAAGTGAAAATTACAGAATTACACTTTTTTAGTGAACTTTTGACTTATTTCAAAATACTACTTTTACTTTTTAGTACATTTTATTTGACTATTTTGTAATATTTTTTTATATCTTCGTGTAAACTTTTTGCCAATGGATGCAGTTTATAAGAAGGTTCCCCAAAACCCTTATCCATGTAAAATCTATATTGATTTTTCCGGGCAAATGGTTGCCTCTAATAGTCAAGGCATTGCGAGTTTCTACAATTCAAAGTCGGTTGATGCTACTTGGTTTGAAATATATTCCGGAAAAGCCGCTATCGGTTTTGGAGAGGAATCAGCAGAAACTGCCGCCGGAACCATCTATACTCAAAAACTAGAAATACGCTTTCCATCAAACGACTCATTGCGAGCTGTGCGATTAGATTACCTCCGAAAAGCTAAGTTCATTGCTATAAAACTCACAGACAAAAGATACCTGGTGTTAGGCAGAAATGACTATCTGCAAAACAAAAAACCAAGTATCAGCACAGAAAGTAATGAAAAGCTCACTGCTGTAACCTTTGGAAATAGATCATTATTTCCTGCAGCGTTTTTGGATAGTGAAATAAGTGGTACAATTGTCAACCTTAATAATTCAAACCTAACCGGATTGATCAACGGTATCAATACTATTTTTTTAACAGCTACAGAGTTCCTTCCAGGATCAACAAAGTTGTATAGAAACGGAGTTCGCCAAAAGCTAGGAATTGATTATACAGAAAGTACCACGGTGGGAGTAGTGTTTACCATAGCTCCACTCACTGGAGACATTTTAGTAATTGATTATCAAACCGGAAACATCGTGAGCAATGTTACTTTAATTGGCGTTCGCAACGGAATCAATGTGAATTTCACTACACCATCGCCTTTTGCTATCGGACAAACAAATGTTTTCAGAAACGGAGTATTACTACAATTAGGAATTGATTATTACGAATCAGGAAGTAGCACTATTGTTTTTGTGGTACCTCCGGTAGATACAGATCTATTAGTAATTGACTATCAAATGAATTAACATGAGTACACAAGTAAAAGACGATCAGTTAAATGAATCCTACATAAAAGCAAATGGACAACGACCATTTAGCGAACATCAATCAATGGGTGGAAAAAGATTAACCAATCTTGCTGCTCCAGTAGATGATAATGATGCAGCCAGAAAAATTGATGTTATCAGCGAAACAGGACAACGCAACCAAAACAACATCACTTTTACCAATATAAACGGTGATTATTTTGGTACAGCATCATCACCAAGAACCGGAACATTAACCTTTGATGCAACGGGAGCTGTGATAGGAGGAATTGCAGTGGTGTATTACAACAATGCAACCTTAGACATGCCGGAACCTCTATTGCAAAAAGGAACTTTTGCACCAGGAGAATTGAATAAAATATACCTTGAAAGAGACAGTCAAGGTTTTATTACGGCAAATATTATAAATGGAGCTACCACAGTTCCGGGAATACCATCGGCAACAGCTCCAACAATAACCGTCACCGACCCAGTGTTTGACCCCGACGCACCGTCGGCAACCGCACCAACAATTACAGTCACAAATCCATAAATTAAAATACAATGGCCACAGTAAAAAAAGTAACAGTAACAGCTGCAAGTGTAGTAACAAATGACACGCTTGCCGGATATAATATTTATTCAAATATTGATGGAAAACTCAACACATCGGTTGTGCCTCCTGCAACAGCCAATGCGGGTGTTGATTATTCACTATCAGATGGCGAGATTCATAGCATAATAGCTAAGCCCGTTGGAACTGTAAACGGCGAATTTACAGCTGTTTCAAGTACTCCAGTAGTAGTTGATTTAACCGGTGCAGGAGCTCCCGTTGTTACATTTGGAGAGGTTGGAACAATCAATGCAACTACGGTTGTTTTGACTGCAAACGAACCTTTGGTGGTTATGAACCTTTCTGGGGCAAATGGATTCACAATTGATAACTCGACAGAGGGAACTGCAATCACAGTTACCAATGTGCAGGTTCAATTATCAGACCCAACAAAAATAATTTTAACTGTAACCGCAGGATTAAAAGATTCGTCTGAAGGTATTGTTTCAGTTGATTATATTGGAACAGCAGTTGAAGGAACTGATGGTAATCCGTTAGCTTCTATTTCAAACTTGACGCTTGTAAATAATATTCCGCCACCAGCTTTAGAATTGTTCAATTTTATTAATGCGGCTTCGGCTCCAAACGAAGCTAATGCAAACACAGGATTCTCAGCCGCAACTTTAGTACATGCTGAAATTATTGGAACTCCAACAGTTTTGCCACAGCATGGTGCGAGATTCTTAGAAGTAAAATCTGCAAACGCAGCTTTGGGTGGTGGTGATAATTTGAATTTAGCGGCAAACCTATTAACAGCTATTCCGCAAGCGGGTGATTTATACACTTTGAGTTGTAAATACTTCATCCCTACTTCAAACACCGATACAGGGCAGAAAATTATTGGTACGGTAGCCTCTTTAAATGAAAACGGAACAATGATGGCCGACTTCGATTTGTCATTAACAGGTGCAAAAGGACAATGGAACACAGCTTCATTAGCTAATTTAAGAATAGCTTCCAAAGGAACAGATATTCGTTTTGCTTTTAGAGGTGGTGCTGCGTCTGCAATTAACCAACCGGTTTATTACGATGAAATTAAATTAACAAAAACACATCAAGCTTCATCGCTTTTTAACACCTATTCGGCAACAGAAGCCGGTGGTAAAAATAGAGTAGGAACATTAACTTATACTTGGACTGGTGGTGTTGGTGTGTTAAGTGCGATCACAGATTCAAATGGACCAAGTGGAGCTCCTGGAGAAACTTACTTGGAATGGTTAGACACAGGTGCAACTTTTAACACCGGACGAACATTGAGTTTAGGTTCAGGAACTCGCTTAATTAAATGTAAAATAAAAATATCAGGAACAGGTGCATTTAGAATTGGCGGACGTAGAAGATTAAATGCAGCCGATTATGCAACATGGCAAGATGTTGAATTTGTAAGTGCTAATGGCTTTCAATTTGTTGCACTTCAGGCAGCCAATGGATCAAGACTATTCATCTCTGATATCGAAATGGGAACTGTAATAGATACGGCAGTATAAATGAAAATATTTATAGCATCATTACCGGCTAGCAGTGGAACTGTAACGCCTCCGCCTTTAGAGGCAGAGGCGACAGCTCCAACTATTGAGGTTGTAAATCCTCTTGAAAGCATAGTTGGTTGTATGAACCCGATGGCTATTAACTATAATCCATTTGCAAATGTAAGCGACGGAAGCTGTGTTTTGGAAAGTGCTGTGATGGAGGAAGACGATGTTGTTTACATACCATTAATTGGTCACTCTCAAATTGCCGGAAAAGGATGGACCAATGCACCCGGAGTTCCAACAGGTGATTACTTGCAAGATGCCGATAAGATTTTAAACGATATGCAGTATGCTAATGGTGCGAGTTCATTCGTATTATACAATCCTGCAACACTTGGAATAGATCATGGGCGTGAAGCTTATTTAAATTTGAACTGGAAGGATTATATTGATTCAACAAATGGCGAACCTCTTTACATAAGTAAACACGTTTTGGTGGGTGCTGCAAGGTTTTCGCAATTGATGATTGGAGGTCGCTACTTTGAGCAAGCTTTGAATCAAATTCGTCCAAAAATTAATAACCTCGTTGCGTCGGGTAAAAAAGTAACCATATACTTCATTTTCGATATGTGGGCTGATGATGCGATATACGGCGAACGACCCATGTATGATGTATATCATTCGCATTGGTGTTTGGCGAGAGCTTTAGGCTTACAGCAAATCAATGCTAATTTGACAACTTCGGCAAACATGGTGGCGTGGTACCCATTTATGAATAATGCATTTATAAATTATGCAGAGGCAGATCCAACGCGAAGAAGTACAGCGGTTGCATCACCATCTACACCAACGGTTGACGGAGCACATTGGAGTTCATTCGCTTTGCGTGACTTTGCGTTGGAACATTTAGCAGCTATTGAATTCCAACCAAAAATGAAAATCAATTGGACGGTTCCAACTATTTCAGGTTTGACAATGGCATTTAAAGAAGTGCCCAATCAAAGAGGCTTGGGCTTTTCAGTTGAATGGGATGTGCCTTGCGAATGTCGTGTGTTTACCGACCAAGAGCTTTTATACGAAAAGGAAATATCAATATTCTCAATTGATATTCGATTGATGAGATACGGCTTTGTAACATTAATTGGAAACCTAACAGGTATGACCCGATTTGTAGCACCATACACCGGAACCTGTGTTGAATTTGAATTGGTTGACAAGTTTGTTAGCACTTTGAATTTTATTGATTTACGTGGTAATGCATTAATAGCCGGAAATCCTGCTTTCATTGTAAGTTACAGTAACGATTACAACGTAATGAAATTGGCACAGGGATCAGTTTCAAACGGCACACTAAAAATAGCCGGAAGCGTGAATGGCTTAACAGCAGCTTCTGCTTCATATTATGCAACTTTAATTTCAAGAGGTTGGACAATAGATGTCCCATCTCCCTAAAAAATA